CGCTGTATTGAAAAATGTTATTTGATAAAACAAATGACCATCTTGTTTAAAGAAGAATGCCGTTGAATCTTGTGGATGCGTAATGGTTTGCAATAAGAAATCAATACCATCTGTTGATATGGATTTCGTGGATGCACCATCGGTTACCATAATAACGGGCGCATTATTCTCGTTTTGTGAAAGCCAACATACGAATTGATCATTAGCCGCAATTGTAGAAACAGATACGGCACCACTATCAATATTAAATGATTGCACACGTCTATAGTTTTCTAAACCACCGATTTGTGTCCATACTTCACCAACGGTTGAACCAAGAACTAATACGTTATTTCCACGTCCTGGTAATCTTTTAACTGCAATAGCACTATCTGGTTTTGTTTGTAAGCTAAATTGTGTGTTTAAACTGATAGTATTATCAGATGCCCTTTCAAATGCATACCAGTTTTGTGAATTATCACTTGTCGTAGAAGAAGCAATTAAAAAGAATGTGTTGTGATAACATACATAATTTGGAATGATTGGATTTCCGAGAAATGTTAACGTTTGCTTCGTCAATGTATTATTAATGTAATTATATATATAAGCCGCTTGTCCATCTACAATACAAAGTTGATTGCTTAGATTTTCATCAATAAAGACTTCCCCACGCGTTGTATCTAAATTTCCTATAAATTGTGGGGATAAATTTTCATCAAATCGATAAACAGTGCTCGATTGCACTGATATTAAGAATTGTCCCCTGACAGAATGAAATAAAGCACGCCCTTGTCCTGAAGGAAGAACATCAGATACTTTTTGAAATCCTGCATAATTAACGAGCCACTCATCTGAAATAAACATATTGTATGTTTTTTCCAATGAGATTTTTGGATAGCGTCCAAATATAGAGCTTCCAACCACATTAACAGGAACTTGCTGTGCTTTATTAACTGGCATCCTTTCCTCTTTAATCTGGTTTTACCCATCCATGACCTAAGTTAATGAAAGCATAATTAAAGCTTCCGCGTTTTTGTAATGTCGATGTCTTTGATAGACGCAAATCCAGGATACGTGAATTTTTATTAATAAACGCCTCATATTTACTCATTTGTCTTAAGACATTTTCGGGCGTTGTATAAGAAAATTCAGCACAAATTCTATCGGCTAATGCATATCGTAAATACGTGATAAAAAATTCATCTAACGTCAAGCTTAAATCTTGTCCCAATGACACTGTAGGCAGATTAAAAATACCATGTATTTCAAACGGATAAGTTCTATCTGGCTGAAAGTAAATATATAAATTCCCACCTCCAAACTGGCGTTCAAAATACCATTCATAAGGAAGTGTTTGTATATTTTCTACACGACTTGTTCCAAAATATGCATTTCGTTTTGTATATTTCATCGCATAACGAACTTCATCCAAGAAAAATACAAGCGTATCAATTTGAATAAGATTGGGAATGAAATATATTTCTTGTCCTACCACAAAATTAGAGGTATATGTTGTTTCATAAGGGATCATTCCCTCATCCACATTTTTTTCAGTGATAATATTATTGAGCCATATCAATCCATCTCCAATTTGAGAACCACTAACCGTCTCAAATTCGCGAGATACTACACCGGCTGCATAATAAGCGCCTGAAATTAATTGATTGGTAGTATAGGCCATAACAGTCCTTGTTATAGTGTATGAGGAGGAGGCATCTCTTTAGCGAAGTAATACATCCTGTATGCACGGAGCGCGCCTTTCCTTGGCGTTATGACAAAAGACAATGCCCCCACCTCATACGTACACGTACTTATTTTCTACACATAATGATAAATAAAGCCCTCATATTTCAGAGGGCTTTTTAACTTACGAGAGAAAATCTTTATACCCGGCTGTTAATACGGTTAAGGTATCGCCAGATGCCACTTTATAAAGTACTTTAGGCACGCCAGAATCAAGACGACAAGGTACGGTTACCATGCCAACTTGTGCTCCTGCAACACCTGTTCCAAATTGAACAATACCATTTGAAGCGCTTGAACCAAAGGGTAAAAACTCAGCAACTTCTGTTGCTCCATCAGGTGTAAAGGTAATATTAAATAATACTTCTGTAGCAAGAGGTGGAACAGAAGTAGCTATATCAATCGCAGCGAATGTAGTTGATGAACCACCAGAAAGTTCACTAATACCCACATCATAATAATACATTCTAGATTGTCCGTTTCCATACTGCCAGAATTGCAATATGTTGGCAGATCCGTCGGTTAACACCCAACCAATACGACGATACATATCATAACCGCCTGGAAGATTAGGTTGGATAGTATTTAAGGATAATAAACCAGCAGTAGATTGATAATCAGTAGAATCACCAATTACATATACAGCATAAAAGCTGCTGGCAACAAGTACTGCCACGTCTACGCCATTTGCGCCAACATTAGCGCCATTAATACTGACGGCGGAGCTTAAAATAATATCATTTGTATTACTGGTATCACGTGCAGCACCGGCTGCTAGACTAATTACTTTAGCCGCTGTCTTTGCAATACCTAGGCCGTTCGCATATAGAAGGCCTGCATTCACAATAGGGGAATTTGGCATAATTAAACTCCATTTAATTAAGTTAAAAGAGACTATCACCAGTTACTATCTAAATAGGGAAAAAGATAGTAACTAGTACATAGTCATTTACATTATACAGGTAAAGCAACCATTAACGCATATTCATCTACTAAAGTGCGTCCCCAAATGATGTCATGCACCATTCCACGTTGGTTTTGACCAAAGAGAGAACCGTAATATTGACGAATAGAGGCACCACTATCGGGATCTTGTTGGACAGATGTGGGATATGGCACTTCTTCTGGCAATTTTGGCATTGCAAGAAATAATGGATTTCCAGCCATAATTAAACCGCAACGATGGTCTGGTAATACAGTAACCTGCATACCGGCTACAATTTCAGTATTAATATTTTGATTTTTACCGGCAGACGCTTTAAGCGCTGGATAAATATCAACAGTTACTTGCGATCCACCAGTACTTGCTGCATCCGCAGTTGCCCTAAATTGTACAGGACATTGGGATACGACATGGCCAATGAATGTGCGAAAACGCAAATCAGTTTGTCCAGCAACACCATCGCTAAATTGAAATTTATCATAAGCTTTGATGGAATTCGGATCATTTGCAGCTGTTGTACCACTAAATGTGATTTGAATGACTGCATCATCAGCATTTTTAACAACACTTACTACGGTCAAAGTAGCACCTGCATTTCCTTCTGTACCAGCAGCATGTGTCTTTAAAAGGTTAGATTGATACCATCTGCAATTTGAGAATTCACCAATTTCCCAACTCATGGCTTCTCTATCATTTCGCATTGGTGCAAATTGATTCAAGCCAGAATTAACGATTTGTGGGAAAGTTAAATCAGACAAATAACCCATAGTATTGTCTTTTGCGGCGCCAAAGTTACGGAAAAATGCCAATGCATTTGCTAGTTGTAAATAAGTGGAGATAGGGGTTACACCATCACCATAGAAACGGAATGTATTGGTTTCAGCTAATACCGCTACATCAGATTCTACTTGTGTACCAATTTCAGCAATTGCAGATTTACCAAACGTATTCATGTAATCACGAACGTTAAAGATAAATTGTTGTGCTGTGAATTCGTAAGCGGTAGATGCTTGTTTGTTAACAGTTAATTGTTGAACGCGCTGTTCAGCAGATTGGAAAGATACAACCAAACTATTGGTGGTTGTAAAGCGAGGTGGCAAATCAAAGCTGACTGTATCGCCTAAGTTCTTTGGAATATCATCATTGAAGCGTTGAAACTTCATGTTTGATGTACTAATAAAAGCAAAACTATTTAATAGTAAGGCAAGATTTGATTCGTTATAGGTAATAACTTGTTGCAGTATATTAACTGGCATTGCAAAACTCCTTTTTCAAAAGAAAATGTTTTGCAACGGTTTTAGAATAATCGCAGGATTAACCTTTTAGCCAAGGTTGTTTCCTTAAATCTCGAATACCCATTTTTCCGTTGCTCCCAGAAACTCTGGAAGACTGCAAACGGTCAAGAGGTGCGGCGACTGAATTCGATTCCTCATCAGATTGTGCTTGTCTATTTTCCGCTATCGATCGAGATAACTTTAATAATTCAGCTTGTGCCTGACGTGGGTTCTTTTCAGCAAGCCTATCAAGTCCTGCTAACTTTAAGGGATTACGCGAAAGGTCATAGATAACATCCGCAGCATTATCCATTCCAGCGACAAGGTAAGTCAGCTGAGGAAAGGCCGTTGG